GAGAGAAAGACCCCGGAGAAATCCGGGGTCTTTTTTTTATTGCATTCCAAATCCTCTATTACTCACATAAAAAGGGTAGGCACTACCATACAAAAACAATCCTTGATCTATCAGTGGTGCTGCATCATATTTTTGTTCGCTGGGAAAATTGTTGTTCTGCTGAATTATGGTGTTTGTATCACCCCTTCTTTCACCGAAATTATCCACCATTGCAGGAGCAGTTCTTTCTGTATCATACATCTTCTTTTCATCAACAACATTACTTCCCCTTGGACTGACTCCTTTTCTGATTCCCAATCCTTCTAGGCTGGTCGGATCAAGTGGTTCTGATTTGTCTGGAACGAAATTAAGTCCAATTTTTCGACCGAACTCGTCAACTATAATCGTTGGAAAGTTTTGTCTCATCGCAGCATCATATTGCTTTCGAGGTATCTCTGGTCTACTTTCAATAATATTCATTTTTTCCAAAATTTGTAAAATTGCGTTTTTTGATTTCACAAACAAGTCTGGAATTGTATTTGCAAAGAAATCATATACACTATAAAAGAAATCACCAAGAACATCAGTTGCGTCATCAAAGAATGTCATAACATCATCAAAGGAAACAAAACCAAGAGTAAGTCCAGATATTATCTGAGCAAATATTCCTTGAATACCTGCTACCAGTTTGTCCAAGAAACTTCCTTCCGTTCCAAAGAATCCTCTAAAGAAACCAACTATACCTTCAATGACTGTAATGACTTGTCCAAGAACAGGAACTGCTCTAAAAAACTTTCCAACCTTTCCTAATATACTGAACACAGGACTCAATATCTTTCCAACACCACCAAAAACTCTGGTGAATATTCCAAATATCTTACCAATGGTTCCTGTCTTGGAAAAAACCTTACCAAGATTTTTAAAGAAACTACCAAGTCTTCCTAGTGCTATTCCTACGATTGCAAATTTTCCTGTTGTTCCAAAGAGTCTAGCAAAACGCAGAAAGACCGCACTTACTTTTGTCAAGTTCAGCATGTTTTTCACAAAACCAAGACCCTTGAACAAAACAAAGAGAGATCTATAGATGTATGCTCCTGCGACCAAAAGCACCGGCTTAATCAATGCCTTTCCTAGCAAGAAAAGCAAAAGTCCGAGCAAAGTTCGATCTTCTGGTTGTTTTGCTTCAAGTTTAATTCCCTGAATGGCTTCTTTTATACTCTTTCCTAAGAGACTATACTGGTTCTTGGTAAATTGCCTCTCTTCCAGCGTTTCTTCTTTGCTTTTTCTTCTTGTTCTAAGGTTAGCAATACTGTCTCTAACTAGAGCCAATGAGTCTACTATGTCTTTTCCTATTGTTAGAATTGCAATCGTGGTTCTATCGCTAAGTTCATCTTGACGCTTAGCCAATTTTCTTGCTTCTTTTCTTCTCTGGAAAAAAGATCTACCCAATAGAACGAAGTATCTAACAAGACCTCTAATACTAAAAACTATCCTATCACCCAACTCAACTCTTAAAATCTCAATTTGTTCCTGTAACTCATTAATAATAGTAGATTGTAGCGAACTCAATGCTTTGTATTCTTTTTCAAAATTAGCATTCAAAGAATCCTTAAGTTCTGAATTTGAACTCATAATTCCTTTCTTTATGGATAGTGTCAAATCTTCGAAGTTGCTATTGAGTTCATTGTTGCCCACAGAAATAGTTTCTGACACATTTTTAAGTTCATCAATAACAACATCATCTTGAGATTTTTTACCAAGCAACCTCAATAGAGGATTTTCTCTTTCTTGATTGCTTTTTGGAGGATTGCCCGGCATTATTGATGTCTCCTACTTTGTTCTTTTTCTCGCTCTTCTTTGATATATTCTGACAATAGACCCAAATATACTTGTCTTTCCCACGGAATCATTGTTTCTAGTTCAGTCAAACTATATTTATAATGCTGCATTAACATGAAGTTTACTCTATAATGATTTTCTAGCGAGTCATGGGAAAGGCATATTAGAAAAAATTGACAAGTCCATCCAGATCTCTCTTGTTTTCGTGTTTGCACGATGGACAAGTAAAGTCAATTTTACATTTCACTTTTGGAGTATTATCAAAAAACTCTTTGACTTTTTCCAAGTCTTTCATGCTCAAGTTGTTGATGAACTCCTTGATTTCATCCAATGTATAGTCATTCGGATCATAAACTGTTTTATCATCATATATGCTCTCGATGGACTTAGCCAAAATTGACATCACATCAACATTATCTTCAGAAATGGAATCTTTACCTAGATCCTCAAAAAATGGATACCTCAGTGTCATTCCAACTGTATTTGTGATGGGAACTGTAAATTTCTTGTTCTTGTTGCTCTTGTTTAGATTGTCAACGAATACGTCTTGGTCTAAGTCTATACTAATCGGACATTGAGTTTCACACTCAGAACATTTTACGTTCAAAGAAACCTCTTGTCCCACTGACTTTGATCTCAGGGATATGAAAATGTATTCTATATCGAATGTTGTTAATTTTGAAAAATCAAACTCATCTTGTGCGCAGGTTGTAATAAGATCTCGAATCAGTTTGAACTTCTCGGATGAACTCGAATCATCCGTCAACATCAAGAGTAATTTCTCTTCCTTGACCAAAAATGGTCTAAAGGTTATGCTTTGTGATGTTGACGGAACTTTTATTTTAAATGTTGGCGTTTCTAATTTAGGTAATGACATAATATCCTTTCAATGTCTAAATTTTCAATCAATACCTCTATTTGGAGTAAGTCCTCCAAAGTTAATAGGGTTGGTAAATGAAGCGATTGGTTGTTCTGGTTGTTGGGCTGGTGTGGGAGTAAAGTTGGTGGGAGATATACTAGAAGAAGAACTGTCACTGATCCACTTTCGGTAAGACAAGACAATCTTGGTCTTGACAAGATTTTCTTCCCCAGCAGATAGATCTATTTGATTGATGGTCTTAGGAAAAACATCAATCAATTTAACAGAGTAAGCAGGCTTAGGAACGTCCGCTTCAAATTTTAAATCATATCGCTCCCACGGTGGCTTTTGTGGTGGAATATATCCTTCTTTGTCTGGTCCACTTTGTGCATCTATTACGTCTCCATCAGGAAATAGGGGAACTTTCAAAGGATTCTTAACAGATACCAATGTACCTTTTGGGGGTCTTGAAAGTTCCCAAACTGGAGTCAGTTCAGTTCTAGATGAAATCAAATAAGTTTTTATTTCTAAATCGGAAACATAATCATTGTAATAACCATGTGTGTAATTGACAGGATCTATTATTTTAGACTGCCACTCCGTAAATGATTTTCTTATAGTGTATTCAGATGTCTCTATGAAACTAAGTTCTATATCTCCTTCATATATTCTACCATAAGGCATCTCACGTTCTATTCCCAAATGAACTTGTCCTCTACTTCCTATCGTTGAAGGGGGAAAAGAAACTGATTCTAATCTAGTGTGCAAGAGTTCTGAGATTTTTCTGTCGAAAACTATACCACCACTCTTGAATGACCCAAAGTCAATTTCATAATGTGTTGGATGTGCAACTCCATCTTTTTTGATCGACGATATGAATTTTTCGATGTTAAAACCAAACATGGTTCATTTTTTCCTTCTGTTGATTACTCTGGATTCTTCGATTGCCTTGATCTTACTGTCTCCCCATATAGAAGTTAGATTTCTTCCCAAGAAAAACTTTTCATGCCTTTTGGAAATATCCTCTAAGTAAAATCTTCTCCACAAACTGGGCTTCATTTCCAATATCACTGGACCCATTCTTACATGCGTATATCGTTTAATGCACGGAAATGCAACACCAAAACTCCTTCTATATTTAGATATTATTTTATACGATATGGATGCTCTTGTGTCTGGATCATCTTCTTCGCCCAGCAAACGACCCATGATACCATTGATCAATTTTGTTCTTAGACGAGGTGGAAGATAGAATGGATTCAATCCTAATAAGTTTTCTTGCTCTGCTTGTAAAGAAATAACCATCGGATAATAGTGATAGTACGGTAATTCTGGAGTTCCCTTGTTTATGGGGTTTCTGTATGAAAACAAATAGCACCTTCCTCTTCCCTTTATGGACTTTGGTATTGACTTTGGTTTCATTACAGTCACATCTTCCTCTGTCAATTCTGGTGCTACTTTTTGCAAGAAAGCAGACAAAGGTGGTGCTATTTTTTTGAGTTCCTCGTAAAGCATTAGAATATTTCTTTCTCTGTTATTATTCTAAACAACCAACCCCTGCTCTCACATGCTTGCTTTGCAGCCTCCCACTTAGCATTATTTATGGTGTATGTCATCACCTCATTGATGTATGTTCTGGTTTTTTTGCCGCCAGCAGGTTTTTTTGGTTCGACGGTTTGTTTGCTTGGCTTTACTTCTATCACCAGTGTTTCTATTTCACCCTGTTTGTTTTTTAGTTCAACGATGAAATCTGGATAGTATCTGTGAATCTTGCCGTCTGCTGGAGATTTATAGGGTATGCATATCTCCTCTGATCCCCAAGAAATGACATTAGGGTTTTCATCGAACACTTTCATGCATTTTCTTTCCCACAGGCTCCTATAAATGATTTTTGTGGGATCTCCATGATATTTGTCTGGTCTATTTGGTTTATATTTTCCTCTATATGGCATACATAACTATGTATTAGTTTAGGAGAAAAAAATGTCTGCAAATTCAATACTCGGAGTCAGAGGGGGTAGAAGTGGTAGTTTGAATAAACTTGATTTAAATTTAACCTTTCCTGATGACTTGGGAGAGACAAAAAACGACAACGGAATTATACATTGGGTGGAATTTACTACTTATTTTAAACCCAATGGATCTTTGTCTTCTATCATAAACGATGTAGCGAATAGTATTACTTCCACTCTGAGTGGCATAGGCGAACAAGTTGCAGAAGGCGCAAAGGAAGCCGTGGCTGATTTGGTATTGGCGGCTGCGGCGGCTGAGTCGGAAACAGTAGGAATAATAACAGAGAAAGAAACCCCCAAACCAAAAGTCACTAGAAATAGTGGAAGATTAGCCAGCGCGACGAATCAGCCAATGGACGTGGGTCGAATATATTTACCGGGCGGAATTCAATTCACAGATCAAATAAATTATTCTGATGTTGGTTTTGCTGGTATCAGAAATTTATCTGACGCCAGTGCTTTTACTAGCGTATCTAGAATAAATTTCTTAAGAAAGTTAGGAGGAGTTGCAGACAAAGCGGCTTCTTTTGTTGGACAAGAATCACTAAACACAGGACCAGGAATTTCTGCGAGATTGGGTGTTGTTGTTAATCCAAGAAAAGAACAGATGTTTCAAGGTGTTTCGTTTAGGTCTTTTGATTTTAAGTTCAACTTATTTCCAAGAACAAAAAAAGAAGCAGAAACAGCCGCAAATCTTATAAAAATGTTTAGATTTCATGCTTATCCTGAATTATCTGCAAATGGTGCGTTTTTAAATTTTCCCTCTGAATTTGGAATAAAATTTTATTCTTCTAATTTGACAGATGCCGAAAATCCACCCTTACCATATGAAAATAAAAATCTTCCTAAACTACACAGATGCTTTCTTGAAAAGATAGACACAAACTACACTCCAGATGAAATCTATAGATCTTTCGCAGATGGCTCTCCTATTAGAGTTGAAATTTCTCTCTCTTTCAAAGAGTCACAATATGTTACAAGAAATGATGTTAAGGGGGGATATTAATGTATTTCAATAACTTTCCTACCACGCTATACCCAAAAAAAGGCGGGCAACTCGAAACCGTTCAAGACATTCTTGTTCGAATTGCATTCGAACAATCAACCAAAGAGCAAATAGAAACTTTTTTGATATACAATGTTCCTGAAGGATATACACCAGAAAAAATAGCAGAGGATGTATACGGAAATCAAAAATATTTTTGGGTGGTTTTGCTCATCAATGAATTCTTTGATCCATCATATTCAGTTTCACTTAGATCAAGATCTTTAGATGATTATATTGATCGCAAATATAGATCCAAGACTTTGTTTTTGACATCAGAAACCAACTCCGAACAATTCTACACACACCCAATCGGAGGAAATTCCACTGTTTCTACCTTCAGAGAAGGTGATACAATAACCGTTTATCTTGGTAGTAGGCTCAAATATAAAGACATGGGAAATGACAAAGTTCTGGGTGTAGTAAAAAGGTACATTCCTGAATTGTGTGCCCTTCAACTAGATTCTTTAACTGGAGTGATACGAGAAGGAGATATTATCGTAAGGGGATACGACACTGAAATAAGAGCAAAAGTATCCAAAGTCATAGACAGTAGATTTGCTGTTCATCACTTTGAAGAAAACGAAAGAAGATTAAATCCTTTTGCTACTCCACCAGATGATTTTGGAAATCAAGTTCCACTTGGTCAGACCGGAGATGGATTTTCTGATCCTGTTGGCACGACACAAACAATTCTTGAAAATTACATAAACGAGGATGTAACCATTTATAACATCACAAACGAAGAGTATGAATTTAAAAAGAACGAGGAGTCAAGAAGCATAAAACTCCTCAGTCCTCAATTATTGGAAAATGTCCTAAGAGAATTTAGAGAGGTGATTGCAGCACAATGACTCCACAAATAACAAACATTAAACTAGATCAATATACTCAAGAGGATGATTACAGATTAGAAAAGTTAAGTATGACAGGAACTTCAGGACAGACTGTTAACCTAAAACCTTTGTTTGTAACATTTAGTTTTGTTGAGGATATTTTTTCTTGTGCAATTAGTGGATCTGTTTTAATAAAAGACGCTGTAAATCTTTTTTCTGCTTTTCCTATAAATGGATATGAAACCATAGAGGTTTCTTTTAAAACACCGGGAATAGACTCAGAAGAAATAACAAAAACTTTTGATGTGGTGGAGATAACAGAAAAAGTTAGGGCACCAAATGAAAGAGCCGAGGTGTATAGAATAAATTTTGTTTCACAAACAGCAACAAAAGATAAACTAACAACGATCTCAAAGTCATATAAAGGGAAAATCAGCGACATAGTTGAAAAAATATATTCAGAATACCTTGCTGGTCCGAGCAACACATTAAAAAAACCACAAGAAACACTAGAAGAAAAAAAGTACGTCATCCCTCGCTGGTCTCCTTTTAGAGCATTAACGTGGCTAGCAAAAAGAGCAGAGCCGGTGAAAGAATCAAACGAAACAAACTTTTTGTTTTTTGAGAATGTAGATGGACATAACTTTATTTCCTTGAGTGAACTTGTATCTCAAGATCCTGTTATAGAATATTTTAATATACCTGTTTTGGTTGGTGGTGGAAGTAAAGAACTAGCAAAAAACTTTTTGAACGTAAAGAACAGTCTTTTTCTGAAGTCATCACAAAAACTCAAAGAACAAATGAGTGGTGCGTATACTTCTACTCTTTACACACATGATGTCACTACTAAACAATGGAACAAATACACATATAAACACTCAGAAGACAACATTCGTCACATCACCGACAACAAATTAACAATGAATAATGACAAGTATGAATCCAATCCAAATTCTGTGGTTCATCTATCTACAAAACAGTCTGCTTTGATGGGAAAAGATTATCCTAACATCCAAAATCAAGAAAAATGGCTTCAAAGAACCATATCTTCAGATGTCTTGGTGGATACAATAAAATTAAAAATAACAACTTCTGGAAATTCTCGTCTCAGGGTTGGAAATGTCATAGAATTTTATACTCCAAAAACAGGAAGTCTGGAGAGTCCTGAAACCGCACAGGATTGGTATGACAAAAAATTCAGTGGAAAATATTTGATAACAAACCTAAGACATACCATAACACCGGAAGGGTATACAAATACAATAGGATTAGCAAAAAATTCCTATGAACAAAGAATACCAGATATAGTCGAATTTCTTGGAACAGGAGCAGTACCAAAACCAACTCCTTTTTATTTAGCAGGGGGGTTTAGATAATTATGGAAGCATTTGCTGGTAAAAATGGATTCATATGGTTTCAGGGTGTAGTTGAAGACAGAAATGACCCGGAAGAACTTGGTAGAGTTCGTGTTCGATGTCTTGGATTTCATACTGAAAACAAGCAGGATCTACCAACCGAAGATTTACCTTGGGCATATCCAGTTCAACCAATA